CGTCCCTCGTTTCTTTTGGTAATTTGCGGTGGTTCAGAGAGTGGAGTCCTTATGTGTCGTTCTATGGATGGATTGCCGAGATTGTTGGAGGAGGAGGAGGTGATGTGAAAGGCGGATGTGTCTTGGCGCCGAAATGTCGGGCTGGGAAAGCTAGTGGTGATATGATGTGTGGTGAGTGCGCTAGTGCGCGAGCTGCACGTTGTCTTGATAACCCTAGGTTTTTTGGTCCTAACAAATTTACGCCACAGGCTACTCTAGAGGTTTTGATCGAAGATGTATATACTAAGGCTAGTCTTGACTGGTTTTGGGCTATGTCTAGTGAGCTTCAGCTGGCAGTTGTCGGCGAAAAAGCCCTTATTGATGAGCTCAGAGCTGGAAAAGTTTGTGTGGACGTTGATTCAAAAGGGAGGGTTCTCTTAAAGTCTACTAGAGAGCCTCTTGATTGGGTCAAGTGTCTGCAAGAGTCGAAGCGGATAATGTTCGTTAGTAATGGGCTCCTTAAACAGGAGCTTTCTGCTAGTGAGTGCCGGACTGCTGAGGTTAATTCGGAGCTTGGCTTGGGGTGGGAGTTAAAGGTTGAAGAAACTACTCCCAATATCCAGGTAGAGTTGAAGGTACCTGAAGGAGAGGAAGAGATAGCCCAAGCTGAAATTCTTGGGTTTCATCCTCTCCCTAGCGGTTTTGGTGATCCTGATGTCCCTTCTCAGAAGGTGTGGCTCTTTTTGCGCAATGGAACTTGGTCAGTTTGGCGCGAGTGTGGAGTCATATTAACTGGAAAGGCGTTCGCTTTCAAAGTGTGGAAGAATCAACATCCGAAGATGTCTAAGGCTTTGGATTTGTTCCTCATTTTGTTGGCGATGTGCATTATGTATTTAGCTTGTTCTTCTGCTTATAGTTGGATGAAAGATTTTGTCCAAAGGAGGTTCAGTCAATACTGGACTCCTAAAGAGGAGATAAAGCTGGAGGCTAAAGGGTCGTTGTCCCGTCATCGAGAGAAAGCTGGGGGAGCTAAAAATGTCCGTAACCGGTATGAGAAAGATCAGGAATTGGCGCCTGTTAAAGACGCTGAATTTGATCGTGGTGATAGGGGGGAATTTCGC